CTCCAGTTGTGTTAGTGGTGAGCACTCGTGCTGAATGCTCGCTAGTAACACTGTCCCTTTGGCGATCAACCCGATGTTGGGACAGATATTGCTTTGTCGGCTTTAGCCGGTCGAGGACATAATGTGCTCCTTTGTTGGTTTGGTGGTCTCGTGGTTTATTGGTTGCTTGAGTGTAACAGGTGTATAGCTTACTCACAAGAAGTTAATACCATGAAAACCAGCACGAGATATATAAGCTCCGTAATTTTGGCCGAACAAAGAGAGACGCCGTGTCTCTTTTGTCTCGCGTATATAGCATATATAATTATCAATGGTATTAAGGTTATTAAGAAAGACCTATATATAAAGCCCTTCTTAGCGTGCCGACTTAATGTTAATGTCAGGCGATTAACTCTGTAAAAGTGCCATTTTACACAATTCAGAGCATAATCACGCTATAACTACGCGAACTAAAACATGTCATCAACATGTAAAATACGTCCACAACAGTCAGTCACGTGCCAATCACGCGGGTATTAACTGATGTGAACGTCTCAGTATAAACTTTTTCACGCTAGTTAGGCGAGGTTCCATCAGTCAGGTGCCTCTCGACTATGTTATTTACTTTGCTGTCACGGTCTCAATATCAACCAAACAACAAAGCAAATAACGGGCGACCACGTCACTGGCCACCCTTCCGTCATTCCGTCTAGGCATTACTCTACAAGTATTCCCATCCCATTTCCCAACCCGCTCCGAACCACTATCCCATCACTTGCTATTGTGATGTTGTGATAAACCGTGAATGACGATGCTTTGCCATTCCCACCAATCGCCGCGTATCTCGCGGTAGATTCCCTGCTTACATTGGCCGTTAGTTGCTACTAAGATGATACCCTGTAGTCTGCCTATCTTATCGACACCTCACCAGCAACTGACTGTTTGGTGCCTTGGTTAGGTAGTGGTTCAAAATCCGCCACTACGCTACCTATACCGTTTAGAGACTGGGAGGTCTGCACCCTAACGTTAGGTCGTATCCGGTCAGGTTTCTGGCAGTTCTGACACTCTTTAGGGGACAATTAGCTCTGGAGGGCACCCCGGATGGACTAGCGAAAACGCAGGCGGCAGGCTGTTTATCCCTTGCGTAGATAACTTTCCAATAAATATTGATTTTATCCAAAACACCACTATACTCACCTGTATGAGTATGTATGATGCATTGATAAAGGCAGGCGAGGAAATACTGGCTGCTCGCGAAAAGGCCAAACCACTAAACCACCCAGCTCTGTATTGCCTGATCTTCGAAGACAAGACAGTTTACTTCGGCAGCACAGGTAACCCCCGGCGCCGACAAAAACAGCACCTATCGACCCAACCACCCCACCAATTCAAAATCCTTTGCTACGGTGATCTGGAGCACGTGAGAGCCCTTGAGAAAAAATACATTCAGAAATATACAGCCACTGGCCGACTCAGAAATATTCTGGATTATCATTGGGAGCCATTCCAAAGAACCACCACCCAAGGCACATCAATCAGGGCTCACGCTCTGAAGGCTTGTGTATCCTATAGTGCTGTCCGAGGCAGGATGAAAAATGGTGAGACACTGGAACAGGCCCTCGTGCCAAAAAACAGGCACAAGACCATAATGGTTGAATTCGAGGGGGAGCTCTGGGGGCTCAGAGCATTGGCGGTGAAACACAACCTCAGTTACCAGACCCTACAAAACAGACTCAAGCGCGGAGTGCCAGTAAACCAAGCTGTTAAAAAATTCTGAAAATAAAACTTGCACACACATCAAATATACACTATATTACCTCCCACACCAAACCACGAGAACAGAGCATGATTCAACCCGACTACCAGCAAGATGAACTGACTGCCATCTGGACCGAAATCCTCAACATCCATAGGACCATGAAACTCGGCAACCCTATAACGCATCCCATGAAGCAACGTGTTTCCTTGCTGGCATCAAAAATTGTCACGCACCAAGAAGAATTAAAAAGGTGCCGGATTTATATCCCTCGGTCAGCACAAAAGAATCCCCTACTTAGCCGGGCGAGCCTCAGGGGTCCTAATTCACCTTTGGATAAGTCTGATGCCTGAGCCACGTAAAGATAACGTCACCCAGTTCATTTCTCGCAATGCGGCTTCGGACCCAGACTTCGTGCTGGATAAATGCAAAGGTGCCTATCAAGACGTGCTGATTATTGGCTGGGATAAAGAGGGGCGCTTGGATGTGCGATCGAACATGGGCATGACGCCGCGCGATGCGCTATGGATGGTGGAGCAGTTCAAACAGAAATTGGTACGCGGCGACTATTCAGTCGATACCTGAACCCAAGCACTTATATATTGTTAACAATCTGGTTAAATTAAGGAGAATCCCGGAAATGGCCAACCACGATAAAACGAGAGTCAATGTCTTCCTGCCGAACAAGCTGCTGCACGCGACCAAGACACTTGCGAACTTGCGCGCGACTTCATATAGTGAAATTGTTCGACAGGCCACGGCACAGTATGTTGTCAGTGAGTTGAAGAAAGAAAAGGCGAATCGCGCCGATGAAACAGGAGAGTAAGATGATTGCAAGTAATAGAGTGAAATTGATGGTGCTCATAGGCGCTATGGTCATGCTGTCAGCATTCACAGCACCCACCACGGCAGATAGTGGGGGGCCGTGCTGGGCGTGGGAGTTGACAGCGTGCCCATCGTATTGTGTCTGGACCTCAGGTTCACGGGCCGAGCTCGGAGGGTGTCCTGCGACTATATTACCGGTTGAGGAAGAGGTTGAGGAAGAGGTTGAGGAAGAGGTTGAGGAAGAGGTTGAGGAAGAGGTTGAGTAATATGACTAGCAACCCCCAAGCTGGGCTTGTCCCCACTCTGCCGCTGGCTGGGCTTGCCCAACCTGAGCTTGCAGCTCTGGCGGCAGAACTGGGTGCCAACTTGTTACCTCTGCCTGAGGTGATGAAGCGGTTTAAAGTTGACAAAGCCCAGCTCAAAACGCTACTTAATAACGGGCAGTTTCGGATGATGGTGCAGGACTTCAAGCGTGAGTGGGGGAGTCCTATGAGTGCCAAGGACCGCATCAAGCTGAAGGCTCTGCTGATGGTCGAAGATGGGCTGCTTGAATTGCATCGCATATTCAACAATATGGCCCTGAACCCAACTGCCAGACTCGACGCATTTAAACAAATGACGGAACTGTCTGATGCCAAGCCGAAAAAGGATATGCTCGACCAAGGGGCGAAATTCAGTTTGACTCTGAATTTGGGGCCGCACACCACGAAACCATTTGAGATATCAGCTGAAGCGCAAGGATACATAGAAGCAGGTGAGCTTAATGAGTGATTTCGACGAACTTGTGGATGAACAAAATGAAAGATGATGGCCTGTTTGATGGTATGCCAAAACGTGACGCCCGGGGGCGGTTCCTACCACGTGATACACCTCAGCGCCCTGAGATTCGCATCGTGTATTCCTGTTCGAATTTTTCAAGTCACTACCACAAGTGGAAAGCCATTGCGTGGTTGTGTGGTCGGTTTCAATATATGAGAGCAATTTGGAGAGGGTATGACTAATGTTTGAATTACGATTTATTGAACGATCCGTTGAGATTGCACCTTCCAGTGACGACATTGGTGCATTGGTACGGACTGTCCGAATTCTACAGCAGCGCATCAAGACTGGGACATATTCTGCTTGGGGTTCGTGGCACGATGTGCCGCTGGTCGAAGTGGACGAAAACGAGGGTGAGTAAGCCTACGGTGTTAGTGCAGAAGTATATTAACCAAGCGTATAGGCAGCTGCTGGACAATGCTTCCATTACGATAAACCCACCAGTGCTGCTACCACCCCCAGAGGAAACTCAGGTCTCCGCAACCGTGGCACGTATGCGGGAGGAAAATGCTAAACGCTCGATGGCGGCATTGTCCAAGCTTGGGAGTTTACTACCTGAAATATGGTCAACTAAGCTACTCAGTGAATTCGCAAAAGATAGCATTATGGGTGACTTCCTGAAGCCTGATATTGTAGGGCCAGACTGGCCTCAGTATGCTGGAGTGGGTGAAAATTTAGCACGCAGGGATGGTCGAACCACGAGGCGACCAGATGTAGCAGATTCCTTACTCTATGGCACCAGCGTAACTAGATATACGACCCCTCAGATTATGGGGATCGATGTTGTTAAGTCCTGAATATACTGGAATGATGGGGCTCGTGAAAGCACGCCGTATGCGGAAGCGCATCCGCTATTTGTATCACCAGTTTTTGATTGGTGAACTGGGTGGGACCTACGAACAACTGATGGACAGGGTTCGTACCTGTAGGACAATAGCAAAGGTGGCACTTCGTGATAACGCCTGAATATCAAGGTGTTGAGCCAAACGAAAAATACCGGGCTCTGGAAGTGCAAGCTGCACGTAAAATAAATGGTATTCCTGAGTTTCGTCGCAACAGCCCTGACGAGTATTTTACTGAGAAGACTACACGTGAGGTTGCTGAAATTCACGCCCGAATGAAACTGGTGAATTTTCATGGACGTTAGCCGTGACCACATTATTGATGATCGACCACATCCACAATACCAAGGGCTCACGAACTACCTGCCACTGGAAGGTCAGAAATTATTGATCGCTGATTGGCCGCGTGTTTTCGAGACTGTGTGGAAGCACGAGAACGGGCAAACACATCGAACCTATACCCACTTTGTTATGCCTGATGTGCGACCAGAAATTATGCCAGACTTCAGCACTCTGAGCCGTGTTAAACGTACCAAGTTTATAAACGGTGCCACAGGCGAGTATTTCTATAAGGCTGAGACGATTGATGATAATGATTTAACAAGGGGAAGGTTTTAATGGCACCTTCCTACCAAGGGCTCAACAGCAAGGCTAAGTCACTTCATGGTGTCATGGTCGCGATTGATAACCATGTGAATAGACCCCCCTGTGAGTGGACCCAAAAAGCACAAAACCATTTGCAGAAACTTCACGCTAAGCGCGTGACAATACACACTGAAATGCTGACGGGAAAATACTAATGGCTCAGGATATCGCACGTGTCTACAACGCCGCGCCAACGCTGGCTAAGTTCCATGCTTCCGAAGCCCCAATTCGGCTGGTTCGGGGCCCTGTGGGCTCTGGGAAATCTGTGGCGCTTGGTGCAATAGAAGTGGTGAAGCTGGCTTCAGAAGTCCCACCAAGTCAAGATGGTATAAGGCGTTCACGGTGCGTAGTCGTTAGAAACACACTCCAACAGTTAAAAAGCACCTGTTTGGTCACCATGCAAGAGTGGCTGCGCCCAATTTCGTACTGGAAGGTTTCTGAGGCAACCCTTTACCTCAACTTCACACCTGCGGATGGGATTCCAGTAGCTTGCGAAGTCTTAATGCTACCTCTTGACACACCTGAAAACCAACAAAGGTTATTGTCTCTGGAACTAACTTTTGCTTGGGTAAGTGAATTTCGCGAGATTCCTCTGGAGATTTTACAGGCTGTGTTTTCAAGGTGTGGTCGTTATCCATCGCGTGCTAATGTGCCAGATTACCATTATTGCTTATTTGGTGAAACTAACAGTTTTTCCGAAGATAGTGACTACTATGATTTTTTAGAGACTGAGGCCAAACCAGCAAATGTTAATTATTTCGTTCAGCCGGGGGCGTTTGACGAAGGTGCGGAAAACCGCGAAAATCTTCCAGCACGGTACTATGAAGACCTCCTTGAAGCGAACAGCGAGGCGTGGTGTGAACAGTATATCCACAATAAAATTACCGCGTCACTTTCAGGTCAAGCGGTCTTTGCAAAAACGTTCAACCCCGAGTTCCATATACGTGAACGCCTGTATCCAGATTTTTCGAGGGCAATCGTCTTGGGGGTCGATACAGGCAGGAACCCTGCGCTCGTTGCAGGGCAAATTGATTCACGCGGGAGGCTCCTTGTACTGGGCTCGGTGTGGGCGGAAAACATGGGCATCGAGAAATTCATCGCGACCACGGTGCGACCATTCC